AGCTACAGTTGGAGAACATACTAAGAAGTTTGCTCCACCTCTTAAAGTTTTTTGGTGAATTTTGTTAGATACTTTTTGTACTTTAGTTCCTAAAGTTTGAAACCATTGACCTTGAGTATTGTAGAAGTCAGAAATTCCTGCATCTACGAAGTCACTTCCATTCCATACTTTATTGTTTTGAGCTGACCATTTTTCAGTTGTAGCTGCATCTTGGATTAACATATCGATTAATTCTAAATCAATCTCCATAGAGATGTACTCAGATAATAATGAAGTTAATTCTGCTTCAGCATCAATTGAATGATAAGCATTCAAATCTTGTGCGAACTCTGGAGTCCATTGTGCTTTTAACTTTCTTGTTTTCGCAACAATCGCTTCAGAAGCTAATGATACGTTAATTTCTGGGATAGTAATATTACCTCCTAAGCTTGAAGCTGTATCCTCGAAGTCACCTCTTGTATTGTCTTTAGGTTGTTTTTGAAACAACATTGACCCTGTAAAGTTAGAAGTATCTGTTAAAGCAGAAGCTAATACTGTAAATACAACGTTAGCACCTGATAATACAGTGAATTCTGGGTTAGTTGTTACGTCAACAGCACCTGATCCAGATAATAATCTAAAAGCTCTTACTCCTTCTAAGTCTGCATTTAAAGATCCTGTAGATACAGCAATCGTTTTGAAGTTAGTTGGTAAAAGTCCAGATTGGTAAGCGATAGAACCTGAGTTAGCTGGACCTGTAGTAGTTTGTACTGTTGTTTTAGAAGAGCTGATTGAGTACCCAAACTGTCCTGCTCCATATAAACCTCCTGTTGGATCAACATCTACTCCGATTTTAGAGTTAGCTGTAGATACATTACCGTACATATTGTCTCCTGCTGCTCTTCCGTTTACTGAAGAACCATATTTAAAGTCTAAGTAAAATACTAGACCTGATGGTAAGTTCATTGGTTGAACTGATAAGAAATCTTTAGCAGAGATTTGAGCGAAGACTTTACGTACTAACGGTAAAGCTACACCAGCCCATTGCTCACCTTGACCTGCAGCAAAAGATGCTCCAGTACCAGTAGATGAAACCTCTGATACGATTTGTTTTGCTTGATTCTCAAGAATCATAGCCATGTTGTTTCTCTCGATTTCGTTAGAAATACCTTCTAACAATCCAGACTTGCTCCACTTACCAGCTAAACGAGCAGAATCTGCTTGTAAAGACTTGTAGTTGTTTGAGCCTTCTAATAATTGATTTAATTCCATTTTTTTTTAATTGGATTTGTTTAATTTTTTTTTATTTTATGATTCCCGCTAACTTTTGCATTCTTAAAACTTGCTCTGATACTTCATTGATCACTTCTTTTTGAGGTGCTGCTGTTGTTCCAGTTGGCTTAGATGCAAACGATGTGTGTTCTTTAATTGATGTAACTTTTTTAGCTACTACGTTTTTAGAAACTGTTTCGAAAACTAATTTTACTTCTCTTACTGTTTCAGCTTTGTCAAATGCTGCGATAACATTTACTTTCTGACCTTCAGATAGATTAGTTGATTTGAATACCTTATTTACATAAAGTAATTTTGCATTTAAAAGATTAACTTCTTGAAGTTGACCTCTTAAAGTTTGAATTGTTGTTAGAGCTTCTTCTAATTCTTCGTCTTGACCTTCAAAAGCTCTCTGACCTTTAGTTAAATTTGTATCTAATAGACCTGTTTTTTTTAAAAAAGCACGTCCTGGATCGATTACATTTTTTGTTAAGCTCTTTGATACTCCTAATTCTGGAGCATTAGAAACTGCGTCGTATGCTTTTTCTAATCCTCTACCTACTCTTTGAGCGGCACCTTTGATAGCTGATCCTAATCCTTCTTCCATATCTTCTTCATTATGTTCTGTTTCAGATACGTTTCTAGCTTTTGCAGCTGCACCACCGGCTTTTTGTAAGTCTTGCGCAATAGTTTTACCTTTTTCTCCAAAAGTTCCTTTTAAAGCCATGTCATGTACCTTAGAGGCTATTGCTGCTATTCCTGTAAGACCTGCTGCTCCAAAAGCTCCGATTAGCATTTCAGCTGTAGAATTATTTAAGAAAGGGAACATTTGAATAAGTTCATAGATAATATCTACGTTTTCATCCATTGTTTCTTTATCATCCATTTCGTTTAATTCTGCTAACAACTCATTAATGTCGATTTCTTCTTCAGAACCTGTCATGTCATCTACTGGCATATCTTCTTGTCCTAACTCTTCCTCTTCTTCATGACCTGTTTCTTGTGCAACGATGTCTCTGATTAGGTTTTTCAAATCTTCAACTGACATGTCTTCGATTTCTAATTCCTCTTCTTCAGCACCTTCTTCACCTTCTTCTTCTGGAGTTTCTTCTTCCTCTTCTTCTGCTTCTTCTAAATTTCCATGTTTTCCTGGATTTTCAGCGAATCCTTCTGCTTCGGCGTTATTAACTGTCTCATCTACTTTGTCCTCTTCTGCTTCCATTTCTTGAAGTTTTTGAGCTAACATTTCCTTTAAATGAGGAGTTAAAGACTCTTCTAAAGCTTCTTTGGCGTTGGTAATTGCAGCTTCACGAATAGTTTTAGCTTCTGCAATTGCTTGCTTAAATAAATCTTTGTTGTTCATTTTTGTTTTTGATTTTTCGTACGCTTATTGAGTAGTAGCGTAATATGATTTTACTTTGTAGTAGATACCATATAGTGATGGCATATTCGTATATAAATATACTGCGGTTATCAAAACATAAAAAACCCACCTTTATGGGGTGGGCTGTTTTATTATTTTATAAGATTTCCTATATACTCTAGAATGTCTTGTTTTGCTTGAGGAATATCTGTTGGCTCTGTCATAGGTCCGTTTTTCCATTCTTCCCAAGCTGATTGTAGTAGGTGTATTGCTTGATCAAAACCAGGTCCCATTGCCTCTACATACCCTCCTCCTTCTTTAATTGTATTCTCTTTTACTAGGTTTACCAAGTGTTTAGCTTGCCATTGGTGTATATCGAAATCTTTTTTCATTATGCTCTTAGTATATTATTGATTATAGAATCAAGTTTATCGTATTTTCCTACCACTTGTTTTCCTTCGTTCAAAGAGATTGGATTCATAAAAGCTCCTTGTGTTGATGGATTAGAAACAAAATCCCAGCATACTAATTCAAAATCCGGCTGTACCATTAGAGTTCCTTCATTTGTTTGTGTTACTGATCCTGTTCCTCTTGATGATATTCCAATTGTATGTCCTCCTCTTAAAATTTCTTTTACAATGTTTCCTGAAGGTGTATTTAATAATTCTACTTTTCCCATTAAGTCATCTCCATCCCACCATAATTCTTTTACAACATGTGATGCATTTTTTAGAGATACAACTGCGGATTCTGGATGATCTAATTCTCCGTATGCATTTCCTATCTTAACAAAATTCTCTACATAGTTTCTTACTTCTTCTTCAAGAATTTCTCTTTTGTAGATTCTTCCGTTTTGGTTTTTTGCTCCTGCTCTTTGCATAATACCTGTTACTTCAAAAATACCTGGTCTGTCTTTTGATTCAGTAAGAAGTCCTTTGAAAGGAGTTACGTTTATTAATAATGGATTGTTCATTATATTAAATCTTTTAATGATTTTGATTCAAAAAGATTATCTAAAGCATCTCTGGTACCTTCAAAACCTGGTATTTCTTTAGGTTGTACAGATCCTGCTTTCGCTCTATTTAGTAAACTTAATAAGTGTTTGAATTTTATATCCTTAGTAGTTGCTGCTTGAGTTTGTGCTTGCTTGTGTAATCTCTCAAATTTAGAAGGTTCAGTTTTGTACATTGTCATGAATTTACGAACCATGTCTTTATCTGCTTCTATATCTACTGCTTCATCTAATCCTTGTTCACTTCTCCATTCCATATAAGACATTTTATCTTCTGGATGAGATGTTGCTTGGTGTTTTTCCCACTCTGCTCTTAATTCTTTTTCCGATTTGTTTTCTTTAAAAAGATCATCAAAATCTTCTTCATCACTAGCTTCTTCATATCCTCTTGGATGTGGAATATCATCTCCGTCAATAAGTGGATCTGAGAAGTTTTCGTCATCATAATCGATTTCATCTTCTTCTTCATCGTACCATGTATTATCACCGATGTATGTATCATCTGGGATTCTTCTATCTGATCCGTACATTTCATATACTTCTTCATCTGTGTTTTCTGAAAGTACTTTTTTAATTAACTTTTTAAAACCTTCTTTCAGTTGTGCTTTTTTCATACCGTTAAATGTATCTACAGTATTCTTTACTGTAGCATCTACCATTTTGTCGTGTAAGTCAACTTTTTTGTTGTTACCTGCTACTTGATTTGTATAGAAGATAGAATCTTTTGCTAGGTTTTTAGATACTTTTGCTAATGCTTTTGCATATTCATCTGCTGTTGGTGTTCCAAAAACATCCATTGTTTCTAACTCAACTCTAATTCCTCTTAGTATTTGTTCGTATGGATACTTATCCATTTCGTTGGTTGGTTTATATCTATAGTCAGTTAAACTATTCTTAGTAAGTCTAGCTTCTTCCACTACAGCCTCTTGAATCATTCCTTTGTTCTTAAGGATCTGAACTGCATCATCGTATCCGTTGAAACGAGTTACTAATTGGGGTTGTTGCATTCTAGCTTCAGCTAAGAAATGTTCTTTAGAGAATTTTCCCTCCTGAATTCCGTTATATTTTTCTTGTAATGTTCTCATTTTTTATTTTTATTATTTGTTTCTTGAGAGTTTTTTACTTTTATATAACCTAACTCCTCTGTTTTTTTTACTGCAGAACTATCTTCCATTTGTATTCCCGAAACAAAGGCATGTGGTGTAGCAACTTGCATTTCGTCTAAGTAGTCAAACATTTTTGTGTGTGAAGGACGTTTTGGTCTTTCAACTGTTTTAAATCCTAATCTCTCTCCTTGTTTTGTAGCAGCGTTTTTACCTTGCCCTTTTTTTGAAAAGGCAAGAGTAGTAGCATACTGCTCTCCTGATCCAGGTGTAAAAGAAGCTCCGCCTCCTGTTGTGCTCATTTCTTGAAGTACTTCCTGAATTGCTTTTATTACTTCGGATTTTTTCATAGAGACTTTAATTCATTTACTAATTCGTAGTATTGCATTAATGATGCTAAATGGTTATCGTCTACTTTTTGTGTGCTTTTTAATGGAGTAATAGCTTTATAGACTTCTTCTAGTTTAATTTTTATTACTTCATCTGTTAGACTACCTCTATAAGTGGTGATGCTTTTTTGTAATTTCTGAATCTCTTCGTTGTAAATATTTCTTAACTTTGTTGAAGAGTTCACAGATGTTATTACTTCTTTTAGTATGTTTTTTTGTTCTGGAAGTAGATCTTTATACTGTGCGTTAAATTTTTCTAATAAGATCTTATAGGTAAGTAACCTAAGATCTTTATCATACTTTGAATACTCTTCCATCAATACATCTTTATCCAGTACTATCTGTTTTGATTGAGATAAATGCTCTAAAATAGTTGTCTTATTGTCAACAATTACGCTTAGATCTGTTTCGTTAGGTGTATTTTGAGCCTCTAAAAGACAGTATAAGGCAGCCAATGGCTTGTAGGATTCTACTTTAATTGAAAAGAATTCTTCTAAATTATAATGACTTTTAAGCTCTTTTATCAATTCATACTTCTGTTTTTTAAGAGAAGTAGCATCTATCTTTTTAGCAATTTCTATAATAGTTCCTAAAATTGTTTCTGCTTTATTTATTCCTATTCCCTTATTCTTTAGAATATAATCATATAGTTTAAATTCCTTTACTAAAGATGTATTTCCTGTATAGAATTTTCTCAATACTTTAACAGCAGGAGATTCCTTACTAGATAATGTATCTGCTGCTATCTGCTTTACCAGTAGTTCAAATATAAGGCCTGTGTTTTTATACTTGCTATGTTTAATACGCATGTCTATAATTGTCTT